ACTGTCATATCCAACTGCGCAAAATAAAGACAGTTCAGAACTCCATGCTATGCTATATAAATAACCTGACACACCACTTGTTCTTGAAGTCCATGTTGACGAATCTGAACTTGTAATTATAGTTCCTGTGTCACCGACGGCAATAAAAATAGATCCATTAGAAGTAATTTTATTTAAATCTACATTTACTGGATTAGATACTTCAGACCAACTTGGTGATCCTCCTGACCAGTTTGGAAGTTCTGAATATGGACATCTTAATATGTAAGAGTCTCCAGTTTCAGCATCTCCTACAGCGACCCACCATCCACCATTAATATTTTTATCAAAACATACAGAATTTAAGCTAACGTTTTTATCTGGGACATTGGCTCTTACCCAAAAAACCCCATCTCTACTACCATATATTTGCGCTTCTGCTCCAGCATAAAAACCAACAGCACAAAAAAATTGCTGGTCATGTGTTGAATCTACATAATATAATCCCGGTGCAACATCTTTTAGATCTGAACCATCTATATCAGTATATCTGTGCGGCCAATTTGCCATAGCTGTTTTTGCCAATTCGTCTTTTGATATATGTATATCGGCTATATCTGGATACGAAATCAAAGCAGTTTGTCCACTGGTGTCAAATGTACTAGGCGTTCCACCGTTACCAGTTACAACACCAGCAAAAAAGAAATTTCCTGTTGAAATCGGATTACCAGTTTCTCTTTTTACAGATATACCTACTAATTGAATTGTGTAATCCGAAGCAGTTGTTGATATTGTTGTTTGCCCAAGTGTTCCAGAAGTTGTTATAGTATTATTTGGTGAACTATATGAAACCGTTGCTTCTTCAATTGCTATTGATTCAGATGTAGCGTTTTTAGCCGGAGATTTTTTAAATACTCTGATGGTTCTACCAGAACAATCTACACCAGATCCACAAATTGAATTTACATTAAATGTAATATCTGTTCCATTATCGGTTACACTTGTTGGGTCCGCTTCTTCACCAACATCTTCTTGCCATTTTTGATATTCAGGATATCCGGTATCTTTGTTGATTTGTATTCCAACTGGTTTTAAGATAAAACCAGCCCCCACTTCATAATTTACACCATTTGTATTTTCAAATGATGCTGATCTTGTAATGAGAGATAGATCCAGAATATTTCCTTGACCATCGTGAACATCACCTTTACCACTTGTCTTAAGTAATATTTGGACTTTATCTGCACCATCATTATCAAGTTGCATAATTTCGTCAAAGCTACCTTCATTATACAATCTTTCAATAGAATTTTGGTTTATTGTCCTAAGATAATCCAAAAACAAATCTTTAAAGTCGGTAATCCCCATTAATTTTTTCTGTACAATATTTGTAAATTGTTGACCTGTAGTCATAATAAACTCCTATTAATTTATGTCTATAAAATCTGTTTCTAACGGCAATTCAAAAATTTCAACTTCGTCTATATAAATTTTCATATTTGTAACCCTAAAACCAGTTTTACCACTATTAATTGTTAATGATGTATCTATGTGGCTTAGATATTCAACAGAATCTATAAAAAACTTTATTTCTTTTGTATCATTTATATTAGTACACGTTACACGAAACATATACCATACATTTTCAAACAATTGAAGATTGATAGTATCTGAATCAATCGTTGTAACAATTCCATCTTTTACTTTTCTAATATGTATATCAGTTGTAATTCCACCATAAGGATATATTCTTATGTAATAAAAATTATTTTCGTCAACATAATTAAAAATCATTCTAAATATAGGTGAAGTTGCTGTTTCAAATTTTAAGCGTGTTGAAAAAACAATTTCATCCCAATCTGTATTAGGTACATTTGTATATGTAGATATCGTGCCAGAATCGTTACCGAAATTCATGTATCCATTTAAAATATTCATTATTCCACCACCACTTAAGTCTGGCACTAACCATTGTGACGTATCATTTTCTATTGTAAATAGATCTAAGAAATCTATATAACTTATAGTCACACGTTCACCGCTTGGACGTGTTAATTTTGCTAAATCAACAACTAAAGTTCTGTCAATATTACCATCGTCAACAATTCTAATTTCATAATTTTTTTCCACATAGCCTGGAGCCCCGGGTAATGATAACATCCATGGATCTCTGCCTTGATTATCTTCACTCAACACTGTTTCTTCAACAATAAATTTGAAATCAAACCAATTCCATATTCTAAGCCTTGATCCTGTTGCAAGCTGTAACACATCTTTTATTGCGTCCTCAACACCACGTTTTTTCCAGAATGGAATTGATGCAGAAATTAACCTTCTAAGCGTTAAATTGTCTAAACCATTAGTTATACTATCTAATTCAGAAGTCCATCCAACAATCCATTTTAAGTATTTTAAATATTCATTATCTATATCTGATATGGACCACAAACTTGTAAGATTTTTTATGTTTGCGTCTGTTGATTGCCATCTTTGTTGACAACCATTTAATAATCTTTCTAACAATTTATTGCCATTATTTTGATCTTCTGTACGTATAATTTGAATAATAAATTTGTATATCGATAGTGACAATTCTTGTTGTATATCAACAGGAACATACCCGATCATTGGCGATGATTGGGTTATTAAAACATTTCCAACTGTATCCTGAATTGTCATGATAAAACTATTCCTAACTGATCAGATGTTATAACTGAATTGTTTATTTTATTTAGTAAAACTCCTGTTATATTTAAATTGTATTGTTGTCCTTCTACTTGATCTGATGTTTGTAGAGTTACAATATTGTCTACAACACTTTTTACACTATTAGTTACCAAACCACCATCCCATGTATAATTATTGGGATTTCTTATGTCAGCATTATCCAGCATATTTTCACTAAAATACACATCTACTTCATTTTTAGATACAGCTAATACAAGGTTGATTGTTGGGTTTACACCTTTGCCTATATAATTATACGAATATTCTCCATTTGCAACATTATTACCAATAACACTCGGATTTATTGTTACAGAATATTCTGCATTATCTGTATGTTCACTTGTAGACAATTCTACATAATTGGTTTCACTAACACCAAATGGTATAGCGACATTTGTTACAACAATATTTGATGCACCAGGTGTAACAACACTTATATAGTAATTGTTTTTGTTAATCAAATGTGCATTAACAATTGCTGGACTTGAAAAAGTAATCTTTATTTTTTCTGAATTTATAGGTGCTACTTTTTTTATTCTAATTTTTGAAGTTACAGTAAGTAAATCTTCTACTTCTGTAACTCCATTTAAAAATTCGTGACTACAACTACACTCTTTTAGTATAGAGTCGGTTACCGCTATATTGTCCGGAACTATTGTTGGTTCTTTAAGCGGCATCTTATACTTCCTGTATTGTTATAGAAAACGTTCCAGAAACTGGCAATTCTCTTGCGCCTAACGTTATGTCAGAAGATGGAACGGTTATTTCAACATCTTCAATTCTGTCATCTATATCAAATATTTCATGAATTAGTCTAGATATTGGTATTGTGTCACCAAAGTTCCATTCGTATGTTATTCCATCTTCTTTAACGGCTTCTGGTTGTATAATCAAATTAAGTCCGTTAACTATGGATTGTTCTGTTACTCCACTTTGTGCGTATACAGTAGCAGTAATGTTTATTGTTTTTGGTACATATGGAACTGCTACAACTTCATTATTTGCAACATAATGCTTTTCTATTGGTGGATTAGCATACTTATCACCATTGAAATATAATTCTATTTCATCTAATTGTGCTGCTGTAGGTATACTTCCACCAGATCCAACAAGCACCAATTCAAGTGTTTTTGGTCCAAAACCTTCTTCAAAAAATATAGCTCTACTAAATGGAGATGAACCATCAGAAGCTATGAAAGATGATGCGAGTATAATAGCATCATCGCCATTAAGAGCAACATCTTTTATTCTAAGTGTAGCTGGCGCAGATATTTTTACTCTTTCTAGACTTTCTTCAGTTGCGCCTTCTGGTTCCGACCATCCAGATGCTTGTCTTGGATTATATACAGAATTTACATATGTCAGTCCTGTTTTATCCACAACAATAGTATTAGCTCCAACATTACCGTCATTATTTGCATTATATCTATAATCTATAGATATATTACTCTGTCCAATAGGTGGAATTAATCCATTTGTTCCGTCACCAAACTTTACAATTGCTCTGTCGTTACTAGTCAATTCAATTGTATAATGTTTATCTTGTGGACTTGATTCAAGAAAATTGTCAACTCTTATCCATTCTTCTTCATCAACTGTAACTGTTTCACTTTCATTGATAAAATAATCTCTAGTTGTTTCAAATTCTTGATTTGGTAGTCCATTTGATGATCCAAGTGGGTCATCTGACACAGTTCTTCCTTGAACAACCGGAGAAATTACATACTGAGTGCCAGTATCAAGTCTACATCTATTAAATGTTGGAGATGTAGGTGTGCTGACTGTAAATATTCTTAACCTAATCCAAAAACCATTTATGTCATTTATAGTTGTTTTTTGCCAATTGTGTAATTCATCTTGTGGTAATTTGAACGACACATTTCCATCAAGCAAACTTGTATCCGAAAATTCTAAATCAGGTTCTAATTCAAATTCTGTCCACGCTGTTCCTATTGTATAGTCACTTGAAGATGTTGATGGAGTAGTTTGACCCAATAAATTTGTAGCAGCTATATTTTTTGATCCATCCCAAGTAGAAACTACTTCTTGATAAGCACCTGTAAGATTCAACGATACTCTTACAATACTGCCAGTTCTATTGTCAGTACCTAGTAGACTTGTTAAATCAAACTCCAAATTTCCACCACCTATATTAGATACTGATGTTGGTGGTGTTTTATATAAATTATTTTCGTAATATTCCCATGCAGCAGTAATGTTATATGGTGGGGACACAACGTCAATATTTAGCAAATCCCACATTATATCGGAATGTCCAAAATAAAGCGTATCTTGTGAAGTTGGTGAAGGCCACGGTGTGAAATTCACTCCAGAATTTGCATCAGAAGTGTGGTCTGTAAAAACACCACTATCACTTGATTGAACAGATGTAAATTGATCTGTTCTTGCAACAGTTACCCCATTAAGTGATTCAAAATAAATAATTGGACTGTCACCTTCTATTTCAGTTGCAGCTTGAGCATTTTCACTAACAACATTAAAGCTTGATGAAAATACCTTGTTTAACTCATACACAAGTTCGGATGTTGCCGGTATTGCAGGAGACAATTCGTAATCTATCAATCTTAACATATTACGAACAGTTTCTCTTAATTGCGCTGTTGGCAGAGTACTTTCGTTTGCAACTATATCTAATAATACATTATTAAGGTGGCCTACTAATGCAAATGATCTTAACAATTGAATAGTAGGTTCAAACTCACTTTCATCTGTTAATTCCGGAACATCTATTCTTTTTCTGAGAATTAAAGCTTCTAGTATTTGCGGATAATAAAAAGCAGCGAAATTAAACGACGGAACTTGTATTGTTTTTGATGCCATTGTTTTGATCCTAGATCAACGATCCTGTAGATGCGTTAAATGATTGTCTAAATATTTTTTCTTCATCACTTTCTAAATTTATATACTTGAATTCTAATACCAATTGTTGGTTTTGATCTTTTTGCCATTTAATTGTGTTGGTTTTCAACAAATATCTTTTTTGAGACTCAAATTTTCTAAACACTTCCGTCAACCTTCTCATAATTTTAGGTCTAGATAATTCATCTGCAATACTAAAAATCATACCGACACCAAGACCTATATTTTGCTGAAATGCATTTTCGTTATCGTCGTCTCCCAATGATAAACTGATAATTTTTTTATCGTTTTCGTCTCCGGATACAAGAGACAATCCACCTTTTTTATTGACAGAAATGGGCACTTTAAGTCCTGTTGGCATTATTAAGTCAAACCTCCTTCGTTATCACTACCAGGAGCAGCATCTGGATCACCTTGTAAGTTAATAGGGGTTGGGTTAGGAACTCCAACTGCTGGTGCTCCTGATCCTCCTGATACCGAAATTATAACAGATCCTGCTGGAATACTACAATTAACCAGAGCTGTTTTGACGAAATCATCAATAGCTGTTGCGATTTCTGTTGCTTTATCTTCTGCACACATTTCTGGATCTAAATCACAAAAAATAGATTTTAATGTGGATGCTAAACCTGCTTTATCTAAACTCATATATACTCCGTTTTTTTATTCGGTTTTAACCTTATTTGATAAAACGCTTGATGGTAATGGGTTTGTTGGTACACTTGATGGGCCCGCTGGTGTTGGATGGGTATGTGAATTAAATAGTGAAAAAAATGTTGTTCCTAATAAAACCTGTTCTGTGTTTCCAGCAAGTTCAATATTATTTGCATCAATTACTGCTTTTGGACAAGTTATTGTTACTTGTCCATCTGTACCATTTAATTCTATTTTTGTGTCTACTTTATTCGATAATAATACAGTTCCGTCTTTATCTATTTCGATTAAACAATTATCTCCATTTGCATTTTTCCATTTCAATCGTATAGTTTCAGATCCTTCTTTATCGTCAAACATGAAAACATGTCCTGTTGGTGTTGCAAAACCTCTTCTTTTTCCATAATTTGATGATGTAAATTCTTCATTTATAGGAGTAGGAGTATCAGTTTCTGTATTTCCATATACTCTTGCCGATCTCCATTTTATATCTATATTGTCAATAGATATTTGTCCGTTTTGTTCGTCATCTGATGCACCTTCTGTTACTTCTATTTCTACTGTTTCTCCTATATCTGGTATATAAAACCAACCCCAATCGTGTATAGGTTCAATATCAATTGGTATTTCAGATTCTTCATCTCCTAATAATCCTGCACAAGCAACCCTTATTCTGCCTAATTGTTCAGGATCATTATTAAATGTAACAGTAGCCAAATATGTTGATGTATTAATCATGCTAATTCCGGAACAACCTTTCTGACATTACACTCTAATTCGTATCCTGATCCAGCAGACATCCTGTGTGTTACAGTACTAAAAAAATATTTGCCGTCAAGCCCACCACCAAGCCCAGACAACCTATGTATTTGCCTAGCCATAATATTTTCAATTCCGATCGTGGATGCGCTAGCTAATATAAAATTTTCTCTATTTCTTCTAAACCATTGTTTTGCCCAGTCTATTAAGTCTCCTTCGTCCTGAAATTTTCTCTGTGTAATAACATTAAAGCTAAAATCATTAATAAATAGTTTGATATCACTACCAGTTGTATGTTCACCTTGCAATTTGTTATTAGACATACTTAAATCAGGTTCACCTTCTGCTATTGGATCTGGTGATTTATTATTTTCTTCTGAAAATGTTACCTCTATATTTTTACCTGTTTTGTAATGTTTAACAATTGCTTTTAATTTGGTAATCGCTCCTTGTATAGCAAGTTCTGGTTCAAATTCCAACAAGGTTCCATAATTACCTTGATCATATTCTAAATTATATTCTTTATCTTGTATGATATCTTTTTGCATTTTTTCTGGGTTTTTAAAATGCAATGTCCATTTGCCATCTGAATCTCCGTCCACCCAAAAATAATAACCTGTTATGTTAGATATACCTTTTACAAAATCATAATCGGACAAACCTACTTTTTGTATGAAATTATGTGGTTTATCATTTGTTTTATCTATATCTAATTCAAACCCATAATCGTTTGCTCTATCAGTGACAGCATCTGCATAAGTAGCATTGTTAAATAATCTACCGCCTTTACCCTTTTTCTTTTTTGATTTTTCAGGTGCATTATCTGACATAACAGAATCTTTTGTGTATGCTATTACCTCCAAACTTGGAATTTCACTTCTTGGATACGTTACTCGAATTTTCCTAATAATTGCTCTACCAATATGTTTTAATTGAGTTCCGTATCCAAAAAACACACTAATTTCGTTCCCTGGTTGTATAACTTTGGTATCGCGCAGTGAAACAGATGTTCCAGATCCACTTCCTCCAATTCCACCAAAACCACTTATAGGTCCAATAGACTTAAGGCCTTTTGGAGGAATTAATCCTGGATCTCTAAATGTTATTCTCATCAAATCTGCCATTCCATCAGATGATTCATACTCTATTTGCTGAACTAATTGTCTTACTCCAAGTGGCGCACGTCCACCTTGTATTTTAATGTCAAAATTAGGCGCATTAAAACCTGGATCGTTGAACGATGGGTTGTCTAATATTGATGATATGCCTACCATAGTTATTACTGTAACAGATGAGACGTATAACTTTCAGATCTGCTTTCAAAAAACCTTATTCTTAGTTGTTTTTGTGGTGTATTTTTTTTACCAAATGCTGTTTTTAATGGAACAGATGTTTGTTTTACTTCTTGATTTCTAATACCTTCTATAGAAGGTAATTTTACTATATTTCCTGGTTGTAATCGCTGATATTGTGGGTGGTTTTTGCGAATTATATCGCCTAATAATGGGTTTCCATACTCTTGATAAGCTAATAATTCATAATATTCTCGTTCTTTAACACGCGCATACCTAGTGTCTGTTTGTTGTTCATCGTCAAGACTAAATGTAACGAATTGTTTGAGCGATATGTCAACAGATATATCACGTAAACCACCAAAAAAATCAGGTCGTCCGTACTTTTGAGACAAACCAGTGATTACACAATTCATATTTATATGTCCATCGCCAACAGACAATTGTAAAATTGGTGGTCTACGTACAGAAGAGTCGATTCTTATCCATGATTCTAATTTTTCTAGTTTATCTTTTGGCGAATCATCAAGGGAGTGGTTTCTAAAAAGACGTGCTGTAAACGCAATTTGATCTGATTGACCTTGTAAAAACTGCATTATTGGATTTTGTCTGTTTAATGATGTAAATTCGCCCCATGTCGAGTTAACTTCTTTAGTCAAACCTTCTGGTTCAAACTGTCCTTGTAATTCTTCACCGGTGTCTAGATTGGTTAAAATCCAAACCTTCATATTTGGAATGAGATTTGATGCTAATGATGCGCCTACTCCAATTAAACTAGCAACCATTATACACCTCCAACCGGAACAGCGCCGTGTTCTGCTGAAATTCTACGTTGCCATGGTGTTGCTTTGAATCCAGATCGTTCACTCACTTCTTGTCTATGACGTTGTGTTGCTTTAGCTACTGTTTTTCCATCAACACACATTTTGCTTTCAACATTTATATCTTTTGGCATATTTGCACCAACAGCATTCCCAACCTTTTCAGCCATTGAATCAGCAGATTTTGGATCAATGGACATTAGTTTTTCTTCTTGATCCATACTCATATTTTCTAATTCTGTTGACATTAGTGCTGTACTTTCTTCTTCTATTTTTGGTGGTTTTTCAAAACCGGCTCTAATATCAAATTTCCCTGCTCCAAATTCTTTAAATGGCTTACTTATATCTTCAAGGCCAGCAAATTCAGCAATTGAACCAATTATTCCAGACACCCATTTTATGGCATTTACAACACTTTCCACAACAGCCATAATAATATTTGTTACAACTCTTATCGTGCCGCCTATTACAGCAAGTAATCCAGTAAACAGCATTCCAATCCCTTGAACTAAAAAGCTAGCTGCTGTTCCTATTACTGTAAATATACCTATAAAAAGAGGTTTTAATGCGCCAATTGTCCTGATCATTCCTGATACATATGTTCCTATATCTTCTTTAATCCATCCAAATATTTCAATAATTTTGTCGCCCATTTCTCCGAATAAATTTGGTGCAAATTTAAACGCATCTAAAAATGGATTAACAGCAGTTTCCATAATCCAGTCAAAACCAGATTTAATCATGTCAAACATTCTTGAAAATGTATCTCCAACACTTTCGCCATCCTGTCTAAATAATAAAAATGCTGCACCAGCAGCAGCTATTACTGGCAATAAAACACTTCCAAAAACAGCACTAACAATTGTTCCAATTGCGCCAAAAGCAGGTATAATTACAGAAGATATTATAAAACCTATACCACTAAGCGCAATCAAAACAGGAGCAATTGCACCTACAACTATAAAAATCATTGTAGCAATTTTCGAGATCTGTTGTATCATTTCCGGAGATTGATTTCCAGTAAAGCTTGATATAGAATCAGTAATTGTATCACGCAATTTTTCCCAAGCATCTATTACAGTATCTATACCTGCTCTTATTCCCTTTGCAACTGCTACATTTGTTGCGCCAGCCTTTTTAGATGTTTCTTCTGTTAAACCTGTTTCTGTATTTAATTCTTGTAAAACAAGTACTGTGTTTGATAAATTGTCTGTAAAATTTTTAACTCCTTGTCTCATTGGCCCTAAAAACATCCCTGCTGTTTCCAAAACAAAACCTTCTGCAGCAGATTTAAGCAAAGTAAATGAACCAGCAAGATTGTCTAGTCTTATTTCTGACATTCGTTTGGCTGATCCTTCTGCGTTATATAGCTCATCAGTTAATTTTTCTAATCTTCCAGCATCTATTGCCGTCATAACAGCGTTAACGGCCTTTTGTCCGCGTACTCCAAACAATTCTGAAATAGCTGTTGCTTGATCAAGAGGATCTTCAATTTCTTTTATTCCTTGAGATAATTGCTTAAATGTATCAATAATATCCGTTGTTCCTTTTTCTGTTTTTCTTATTGTTATATTGTATTTATTTAAAAGCTTTTCTCCTTCTCCTGTTGGTTTTAGCAATTTAATCATCGCTTGTGTGAACGATGTACCTCCTATAGATCCTTGAAGTCCAGCATCGCCAGCAGCACCAAGAACAGCTGCTAATTGTTCAAACTCAATATTCATCGATTTAGCTTGTGGGGCTGCGTATCGTAATGCTTCACCAAGTTGAGTTATATTTGTATTAGATTTTGCTGATGTTAAAGCCAATACATCTGCTACACGTGCCGCATCTGATGCCGGCATATTCATAGATCTAAGTGCATTTGCAACTATATTAGCTGTTTCGCCTAATTCCATTCCATCTGCTGCTGCTGCATTAAGCAATGGTCCAATAGCAGATATTTGTTCTCGTACGCTAAAACCAGCCCTGGAAAGGAATTCCATTCCTTGACCGGCTTGTGTTGCTGAAAAGGCCGTTGTTGCACCTTGACGTTTTGCTTCTTGTGTTAATTGGGCCATTTCTTCTGCTGTTGCGCCTGTAATAGCACGAATAGCAGACATTTGTTTTTCAAAATCTATACTCTGCTTTGTACCAAACCCAATTGCAGCAGTCATAGGTAATGCTGCAACACCCAACGATCTAGCAGATCTAGACAGTTGATTCATCCCTTGACCAACACTTCTTGCTACACTAGTTATACCACTAAAAGTTTTTGAAAATAATTGAGATGCTTTACTTGCTTTTTGCATACCACGAATAGCGTTTTGATGATCAAACGATAAAATACCACCTAAACCTATTTTTTCAAATGCCATTCGTTATCTCCGTCGTCTCATCCTATTTGATCGTTTACCACGATATTTCTTGATTCCTCCTTGTGAATCTTTTATTGATTTATTTTCTTTCTTTTTTTGTTCATATATTCTTTTTATGTGCCACTGTCTTTCTTCATATTCTAAATCTTCTACATCACTATATGTAAAACCTCCTTCAGAAAAATAGTATAAGCTAAATATTTCTTCCCGTAACTCGTTTACATCTGTTATCGGGAAGAATGACCGAAAAAATTCTGATACTCCCATCTAATAGGTTGTACAAATTTTCTATTTCCACTCCTGTTGTGTTGACAAAGATCTTCTGGATACACTCCTTCAACGCTCATATTTGGGCCAATAAATCTGTCATCAATTTCAGACACAAGGTTTTCAAAATCTGGTTTTGACAAATCATCAAGTTCATGCTGTGCCAATGCAATTGGTTCTTGACTGTCATTTAATCCAATAATTGAATTGATAAGAATAGCGATTTTAACATCAGCACTATTCAAATTTCCACTATTTCTCTCAAGAACTTCCCATTTAGGATAACTAAGTTGAAATTTTTCAACCATATTTCCACGTAATTCAATAGGATCTTCTAATTCATATTGCCAAATCATATCCTCTATATTGTTTACATACACAACATCTAATGTTGATAAATCTGCAACATATTTAAATTCTGCATCACATCCAGGAAACGGACAATTAATTTGAAGCTTCAAATTTTTGCCCATTGTTTTCATTCTCAAAAGGGAATAAACATAAAAAACGTCTCCAAAATACATCATGGATACAACTAGTTTTTTCTCTTTATCACTTAGAGAATCCATGTTATGTGGGCCCAATTTTTCACACATGTTTGAAACAATAATGCTTACATGTTTCGGCATTTCAGTAGGACAATTTGCGAATTTTTTCCCCAATTCTCTTTCGTCTTTTGTTCTCCATTTTTTAGTAACAATATCTTTTGTAATTTTGCCATCAGAATCTTGAATTCCAATTGGCAATTGATCTCCGTATTCACCAAGTGTTGTTTTTATTCTTTTTTCATTTTCCATACTTACCTCCAATCAACCGTAGTCTTGATAGGCCAAATTTTTGTTTTGTTAATTAGATAGGTATAACGTCATCAGCAGACATTACCCATTCTACATTTGCCATTTCACCTTCATTGGCTTTTTCTAGATCTGGCAAATTCCTTTGTTTTGGAAAGACACCGGACAAAGTATATCCTCTTGATACATTCCCTGAAATAGATTGGTGGGTAAGCGTACAAGGCTTTTTATAAGTTGGAGATACTGGATCTTGAGATTCCCTAAACCACAATTCTAAAGCCGCTTGTTCAGAAAGATGGTGCATAGGAACCATAATAGTAAATTCTGTTGCGTTTCTATTACCACCACTTGCAACCGTTCTGTCTGGCAGTTCGGTTGTTTGCAATTCATCTTCGATTCCTGATATCTCAACAGCAGTGATCGGAATTAATCCGACAATTTGTAATACATATTTGTTGACCGGCATATGGTCTGCTAAAATTTCACCTTTCACTTGATCCTCCTATAGGCAAAGTAGAAAATTGTTTTTTTTAAAGATTAAGTCTCGATAGTTATAGGCTTAACTCTAATAGTCGCTGCAACATTAGCTGCTCCTGTAGCGACGGCACTAAAATTGATCTCAATAAGATCACCAGCTGAAATATTTTGATCAACAGCGAGACCCTTTTTTGTTCCATCAGCTTCTGTGTTTGATACACTTAGTGATCCAACAGAACTTCCGTTTACAAGCACCTGAACAGTAGTAGAATTTGCAGTTCCAGTGGTACCAACATTAACATATAGTGTACCAATTTTTGAAGAAACATCAGCTACCATTGACGCCTTAATACCAGTTGATGGACTAGCCTCCTTAATGCTTAGAGGTTCTCCCATGCTGGCTAGCGCCGTCAATACAGCCAACAAATTGTCATCACCATGTTCATCGCTTATAAAAGCGCCGCCATCGCCTAGCGATCTTTTTAGTGTTGCTCTTGACATTCTCTATCCTCCATGGCGCATTGCGCCTAATTTGTTGTTTTTAGGCTTTACGCCACCTCTTCAAAAATCCCTTGTTTACCAATTTTAATGATAAACCTTTCAACTGTATCTGCTAGTCTCAAACTAACAGAAGCTATTTTTTCTCCTGCTGCACGCACAGCATTAGTATTCAATTCATCATCTACCTTAATGATACAAGCATCAGAAAATATATCGCCTCTTAATGCTCTTTTTACGAATTCAGGCAAGAAGAAAGATTGCAATGCTGTATATGCTAATTGATCAGACACAGCATCGTTTATTGCAAAAATAATAAAATCAAAACTTTCAATCAAAACATTTTCGTAATAACTCATCAATTCGCGCTGATGTTTCCACATCCAAGCAGGATCACGGTGCAACATTCTATCGCCCCAAATTACATAATTTCCCTGCTTTTTCTTGATAACGGCTATTCCTGCTGGATTAAGCAATTCTTCATTCAAATTACGATCCAGTGTTGGGATCTTTAGTATTCTTGGAAGCGTTGCGTCAATACCAGCAGCAGCCTTATGATATCCATTCCAATCTCTTGCAATAGAAGCTTCTCTACCATGAATCATTCCTGTAAGAGATACAGTCTTTAATCTTCCTTCGCGAGCAAATGTCGGGTTGGGGTCCGGAACAGATCCATAAGAAGGCCATGCTAATACAGCATAATCAGATCGTCCTAGTGTATCATTGACAAGTGCCAAAACATCTTTTTCTGTAACCACTGCGCTAGAAGCTTCATACCTATATTGGTGGTTTTTAGCTTCTGCATATGCAACACCAGCTTTTTGAACAGTTGTTGCTGTTACACCAGGAGTTGCAAATTTTACAAGACCTAGATTATTACCAGCTATATCGTTGAATGGACTGTTGTCAACATTCCATGCTTGATTTACATAATCAGCATCAACAATATCAGCATTTCCGTTGCGACCACCAGACATTTCTAAATCAGCAGATACCATAAATTCATCACTCGCCGAACCAACAGTTGTCATATCAGATCCACCAGCAGCAGTGATTGTTTTATGATCATTGTCAACTATTCTAAAAAAGTCTCTCTTATTATTAACCTTATCCGGATATACAGATCCGCCTATCAGACTATCTGCAACAAAAGGTTTATAGTTGATAACCAAAGTATCACTTATAGCCAGAGCTGTGCCACCAGCAGTTACAGTAAATGGAGGAACCCATTTATTGATATTAGCACCACCAGCGCCACTTGGAGGATCAAACAAGGTTCCAAGAGTTATAGATCCAAGATCTCCAAATTTGTCAGAAACGGCGTCGCCAGCTGTAGGACTAGTCATTGTAATAGTAATCTTCTGGGCAATCATTGCATCGGAAGTTGTTCCCAACGTCATAGTTGGATCGCCACCACCAGGACTATTGACAGTAAAATCATGTATTTCTGCTGTCAAAACAGTCTCGGTGATTGTATCAATAATTCCATAGTGATTAGCTGGTCTAACGTTTGCCGTATGAGCACCAGTCCATAAATCAACAACTTCTGCAAAATAATTTGCGCCATCATTATTTATAACATTTACCCAATAACGCGCATTATTAGGATCGGTGCTTAGATTGCCATATTTCTTTACAGAAGCACCATCAACAAAAAATTCAAGTGAAAATTCTGTATCAGGATTTTCTTCTCCATCACCAATTTTATACGAAACAGCCTTACCTTCATTTTCTAATACAAGGTAGAAACGTAGATTTGCAGGAGCGCTTGCTGCAGTCCAATCATCTTTCATCGTTTGATCAGATGCTACAGTAATCAAACCTGTATTATCATTACTAACAATCGGATATTGTTTATTAGTAACAGCATCAAGCTCAATATATCCGCCTTTAAATTGATCGGTTGTCAGTGAACTTGCAACAGCAGCAGGAAGTTGCAAAGTTGTATTTGTTAGATCAGTATCTGCATCTAAATCATAAGACCTATTATCTTTTTTACCGCCCCATCTTCCACCATTTGCTGCTTTTACGGTTCCCATGGGAGTCAATACACTTCCGTATCTAGCGTATAAAGTACTAGCAGCTTGCAATTCGTTGCCATCAGTTACACGTACTAACAACAATCCACCAGCGCCAGCAGCAAGCGAAAAATAATCTTGTGCGGCATCTGGTAACAAACTATCAGATATAATTCCTCCGGTCATTGCTAGCAATTCGGTCAAGGAATTTACTAACATTAATTCTCCAACCGGACCTTTTTCCATAATACCGGCGTATCCTGCCCAACCAAGAGCACCAGGAGTAATTTGCTTATCGCCTTCTTGTTCTTCTATTACAGTTCCTGCGCCTCTTGTAGGTCCAAATCTTCGTGCCATAGTGATCCTCCAATTATGTGACTTGAATGTTTATATTTCCGCCAGTCACGTTAAATTCTTTTACACCATTTATTGGTTTGGCATCTTCATTTAATAATAAAGCTTTTTCTACTCGAATTGTAATTCTGGCGGTAAAAACTTCTTTTTGACTCGGTGTATACGAGTCATTAAAACTATTTTCTATTCTATATGAGTAATCCTCATCCTGTCCGTAAGAGTGTAAAAATACACTATTAGTAAAATATCTTCTAAGCTCATCTGATAAAACATGTAAATTTCTCATTGATCCAGTAATTATACGCAACGGAATAACTAAATCGCACTGGATTGCATCATTAAACATAAATCCGTTACTAGTTGATTTGTTTATAACATATGGACGTGGTCTTACATCAATTTCATTTTCTATTATGATATCTTGTATCAATACAACAGGAATTTTTGCTATTTCTGTATAATCCTGTGATTGACTCAAAACAACATGAGGCTTCCAAATAAATCTGATAGTAATTATATTGTCTATTGGTTGTGCAGGAAACGATATTGTTTTTGTAGACAAATCAAATGAAACCCCTGTCAATGGAGATAAGTGATTTGGATCTGTTGTTGAGTTGTATACAGCATCTATACCTATTATTTCATATGGAGTTTGTGAGTTCAGAACTACTGAAGATTGACCGCTTGACTTTAATTTATAAATAGATATAGGTCTAACATTATCTTCAATACCTCGTTTAAATGATCTGACAATATAATCTTCTAAAAAAATTATATCAGAATCGTATAGAAGTCTAACTTCGTATACATACGGAGTATAATATTTATTTTGAGTAGACAAATTAATAACTATTTGTATCGATTGGTTTTTGTATTCATGTATATTGTTTGCAATTTCTTCTTCAGTATTCCAATTATTTGAAGAAGCGATCGCCCATGTATTAGATCCTGTATTCCAATAATAGTCATTAATTCCATCACTAATTCTAAACATGACATTAGTTATTTGATTTCCGGATACACTCTGGTTTTTAAGTATTACAAAAAACCCACTCCATTTTCTTAATGAATTTGGCGTAGTTATGCGTGTTCTTGCGTATAAATCTTGTGTTGTTGGGTATTCTCCATTTATTTGCTTAATTTCTAACCTGTGTTTTTCAGGATTTAATCTAACACCAGCATCCAATTCAACCATATCTTTTCTAATACTCTCTTGGAATAAAAAATTTTTTATCATTTTTCTATACCTAGTCATTATTTATTCCTTGCCCGTTCACTAAACGCTTTATCTAAAGCCATTTTCCAATTTTTTACAGCTTGTCTTTTCATATCTGGTTGATTGAATGCAATTTTTATCCATGGTCTTGGTGGTACAACAATTAATGTTGTATCTTGTTTTAATGGTAACCATCCTTTATTCATTCGATTAAAAAGTTCTTTTGCCCTTCCATCTAATTTGTTTATTGGTACCTTTCCAATAGATGCTTGCCACAAAATAAAAAACATACCTCGCATTTTTTTTGTAACATTTACTTCATAACCTTCATGTAATGCAAGACCGACATCAAATGATTTATCTGTTCTAAGGAGTCCTGTAAATACCGTAAAATCATCAATAACTTTATGCGTTATAGACTGAAACAAATCCCCATAATCGGTAAGCGGTTTGTTTGTGCCTTTTATTGCTGCAGTAAGAGCAGCATTTTTTTTCAATCCACGACCAGATTGTATAACTTTCCTTTGAACTTTTGATCCTAAAAGTCCATTTAATTGAGTTGCACGTCTCATATGGAATCTAACAGATCGATCGAAGCCGCGAGCATTAAGAGCTTTTTGCCATCTTTTCAATCCTTTTATTTTAAAACTGGTAGCCATTATAAACCCCGTGTTTGCCTTTTAGGTTGCTTGTCTGAGAAAAATATTTTTAATAAAGATGGACCACCATGATGTTGATAATGACCTTCATATCTTAATTGTGTAACATATACATCTAAGTCAATTTTATTATATCCAGTTCCATATCCAGCTATTCGATCACCTATTTTGATATTTTTGCCTATAAAATTTAAATCATATGTTCTTACTAACACATATCCATTGGACACTTCTTCTAATCCATACCTTTGTATATTTAATTCTTTTTCAGAATACCATTTCCATTGACCAGGTATTGTAAAATATTCGTTATAACAAGTGTTGTAAACAGGTTCATTGTATCCATCATCTTGTATTGTGTCGTCTACAGATAAAGATTGTATATATGTTGGAATAGGATGTAGTAATCTTGGAATCCCTCTATTACCACCACCTATAGGATATGTTATTGTTTTACATTGTTTAGTTAATTCAAAATCTTCTGCATCGTATTGATAAACAGAACTCGAATTTAATTTCCATCTCCAAACTATCCTATGTGTTCCAACAATAAGGTTTGATTGTGGCGTCCATCCTTTTGATTCCAAATTGTTATACGCATAATAAGATCCAGTTGAAAATCTACCAGGAGGATTTGTGACATCTTCAAAACCGGAGGCAGGGAAAATTTGTATACCTGGTATGCCACCATTAATATTATATATAGCATACTCCACTAAATACATATTGGTTAAAACTCCATTTACGGTAGTAAACCAATTAATATTGTTTACAGTATTTTCTTCTCCTATGTTAATCGATGGCATAATTTATAACCTATGTATACGTTCCGGATGGATGAAATGGTGATCCAATTGCTTCCTCCTCTATATAAAAACCCTGCATTTCTTCACCAGGATCTGGTGATGAATTTAATGTAATGGATGTATTGCTGTTTTCTACACAACCAAATCTTGGATCATTTTGCTCATATACTATTCCACCCCATATTGGTCTAAAACTACCAGTAATAAAAGATGTTGGTGTAGTAAATGTTGTATTTACTCCATCAACAGTACCTATTAATTTTTTTATAACAGCAGACATTTATACATAATCCTGATCATATTTGCCTAACCAATTTATTCCATCAAATTCAAATTCAAGTCTATCAATAGCATTTGATCCTATAGAAATAATAGGTGGAGTTCCACCACCAGACCATTTTATTTTAGATGGATAGTTTGTAATGTTATATGGAGTTGTTGAATCTTGAACAACAATCAAAACAAGTCTTGCAGGACCAGCAGGATCTGTAAATGATGGAGATGTAACATCTTCATTTAATGTTATTTGAAGGTAATTTGTACCACTAAAATCAAATGTAGCTGCTCCGGATGAAGATGTTACGTTTGGAATTGTTTTATGCGATATAGATCCTACTTTTTCTATATCAACTTGAGAAGTAGATCCTTTCCCTATATCAATTGTATCTGAATCACCATCAAGTACAAGTTTGTTTTTTGCTTTCAGTATTTTAGCTACCATATTATCCACCTATAATCGAACCATTAGTAATTTCTGTAAATTTAGCTCCTGATGTCAATTCTGAAATTGGGTATGTTGTATCACCTTCATCAATACTAAAATCACCACCAGCACAATTTGTATTTATAGGATATGAAGCTAATGTCCTTATCATTCCATGATCTTTTACCACCATACCTATTCCACCACATTCAATTTGCATTGCATTAGAAGTTAGAGGGTATAAATCAATTATTCCATTGTCTTGACATTCAATTCCAATATTAGAACTTCTTATTTGTAACATATTTGAATTAAATGAAACTGCGTAAATATATCCATCCGAACATCTTATACCTTTATCTGTTCCAATTAAAGAACCTATAATAGTTGGTTGATTATTTGCATATATATAACATTTCGATCTCGAAAAAACACCTAATCCAAAAGAAGGACCCCATAATAAACCACCGAGTAAAAACATGAATGTGTAATCACTTAATTCAATTGATTTTCCTGTTATGTATCCATGTAAAAAACCAGATCCGTATATAATCATTCTGCCATCAGCTTGTTGTGATCCTATTGACCATCCACTCCAACTTGTATTACTAACAACTCCTAAATCAGAAACAGAAGATGGAACAGAAGTACTACTACTACTATGTCTTTCTACTCCAAAATTTATTACAGAATTTACAAGATCAAACAACAATGTTTCTAATCCATATATTCCGTAGAATTCAACACTACTATCATTAATAATAAGATAAACAATTCCTCCTGGAGCATATATATTAAAATTAACAATTTTTAAATTATAATAATTAATGCCAGAAAGATTTAAAGCCGATGAATACCCACATTTTTCCACAAATACTTTATTATTAACATCATATTCTGGATATATATTTGTTTCTGGAAGAAGTATTCTGTATGTATCATTTTCTGCAATTGTTGCAGAAAAAGGGTACAGTGGATATATATCTGTTGCAGTATTATTTCTTATAGTACGTCTATCACCAGCAGCAGCACCAGTTAATATTTCAATTGTGTATCCATGATACTGACCATTTCCTTGAAATTCACTAGTACTCAAACCAGATGTTTTAATAAGTAGATTCGTACTGCCAGATAATGCAGATGTAGGACTAACAATTTCATTAAAACCATCAGTTATTCCACCACCACCATCTCCAATCATCCAAACATTTGCTTTAAAATTTCTTGGTCTAAAGTGGCATATTTCATATCCATCTCCTGTATGTGGTCCAACATGTATTATTACAGTATGATTTACTTCGAGAGGTATACGTTTTTCAGCTTCTATTAATGTTGCTAATGGAGTTGATGTTGTTAATCCATCATTAGAGTCATCTCCATCTACAGCCCTAACGTATATATGTAATACATCATATGTTGCATCTTTATTTGATACAATCCAAGAATCAGCAGATGATGTTTTTTTACGCCACCAAATACCACCAGTTGCTTGTAAAAACCAAGTGCCTTTTGGAGAACCTTGTAAAATAGCCGGCGCACTTCCATCATTTGGATCTCCATCATAACCAGTAATTTCGTATGTCAGATGAGCAGATCTTCTGGGAAGTTCTAAATTTACAAAATCTTCAAAAGCAGTCATTATACAATTTCCTCTACGTCTGTAATTTGAGCTGTTCCACTACTATTGGCATTTGCAGCATCTATATCATTCCACCATAATGTTTGCGGATTTGTTGATAATGGAGACAAAATAGTATATTCATTATCAGCATCAGACTGATCTCCTTGTGGTGTATGTCGTATTGCTGGTTGATTTGTGGAAGTAAATATACCGGCTTGTATTTTTGTATATGTTGTTACTTCAACGTTTAGTGTTGTTGATTGACTAAATGCTGTAAATGTCAATGATCTGGCTACAAAACCACCTAATACATAACTACTATCACCAGTAATAGTGTTTGTAACTATTCCTGCTAGATTTGTAGCAACTAAACTCTGCCAATTATATGTCCCTTTCAAATCGTCATCATGAACTTGTAGAGTACGAGTATAATTAACAGGACCACCAGTCCAAGAGCCAATAAATGTACCGCCACCAGTATCTTCTGACATACTGGGAGCTTCAAGTAATTGTTGATTACTTGATATACTAATCGTATGTGATTGGATAGAGGTTCCATCGTTTCCTCCAGACCTTAATCTTGAAGCCGGTTCTGTCACATGAATTTCTGCTGCTACATTAGCTATATTAACAACTTTATCAACAATAGTTGTTGCATCGTTAGCACTTCTATTTGCAGAAATTCTAAAGTTTGTACTAGTTATATTATAATCTCCGCCAATTCTAGAAACATTTTTAGACGTTTCATAAGTAGATATATTTGATATATTAATTTGAGTTCCAGTTGGATCTGAATAAGTAATTGTATCGAACGAAGAACATGTATTAGATACACTAGCAGATTCAGATCCCTTAAGTGCTTGTTGAATTCCTGGATATGTAACAGAACCTATTGCAACACTTGGATGTAAATTATTACAATTTATAACATGAATACCGTCCGTTGTTCCACCACCTTCATTTGTATCTCTTGTTGGGCCCCATGCACCAGTAACAGCGTCCCGCGCTCTTATTCTTGCCGGTCTAAGTACTGCTGTATCGCCTCTATCTGCTATTGTTATTTGTTCACTAAATGATGTTCCAGATAAACCAGCTATTAATTCATATTTGCCAGCTTCATAGTCGTATACTTCGATAGCATCAATAGGTTTATCCGTAGTGCCGACAATTCCATAATTGTCATCTTCCTTTAATTCTGTTTGTGATCCTGGATAATTTCCTGTAAATGATAAACTCAATAAAGATGGAGGTGCTGATAATGTAGCAGTACAATTGTCTATAGCACCCAATTTATTATCTGGTGTTATAACTTGTACCTTTATATCTTCGCTTCCACCAATTGTAAAATTTATATCGCCATAGTAAAAACCACCACCTATATCACGAGTTAATTGGTTTGGAATTCCATCAATTTGAATACTGGGATACGATGCAACTATTGAAACAACAATATTTGTAGTGCTTGTTGTAAATGATTGTAAAATTGTATTTCCAGTATCTTGATATACTTTACTTGTTATAGTTCCACTGGACTGTACATCAACATCTGTTATATAAATAAATCCACTACCGCCCCCAGTACCTGTTCCGGAAAGAAGTGCTTTTAAAGATGCGTCGTCTGTAAAAATATTTGTTATATCATCTGTCCAGTTTCCAGCGTCGTTACCATGTATAATTCTTTTTATTTGACTTAATATTGCTGATACAACTTCTGAATAGTCTATTGCACTAGATTCTATATTATCTACTTCGCTGCCAGACAAATCATCGTTGTAATCTGGAACGTCTATGTGTTTCAATTTAACCATTGTAACTCCAATTTGCTGGTGTAGCTATACCAATTGGCGCTTTATATAAAGTGATTATACGTTGTACTTCTGGGTCGTTTATTAATCCAGCTAAACCTGGTGCTCTTGACCTTAATTCTCCACCACTTATTTGATATTTGATTTTATGCCCATCTGTCCATTCTTCTTGAATATTGCCTGTTGTTAATGGTGGTGGTACAAGATAATCTGTTGATGGCACAATTGGATTACCAAGATCATTGATAACCAATTTCATTAATGCTCTTTTGATCAATAAAGGAGTTGATCCATCTGATTCAACATAACCAAATACACCCTTAACATATTGATTCTGCCTACCTTTATAAAATTTCAATCTTGTATATGGATCGCTTGCTGTATAAATATCTCTTCTGTAATAATAATCATGTACCAATTTTATTCTTGGGTTTTTTCTATCATCTGGATATTGTGTACTGTTATAAACCTTATAACTATTCGTACTCAAGGCACTTGTGTTATCATTAATAATTAATTCCTCTATCGATATTATAGGAATTGCAAAATGCAGTGTATCACTGTCATTACCATCCAAATACATTTCAAGTTCAACTGGTCTAAACCATTGACGAGTTGCACGCTCTAATACTTGTTGCCATAAAGCAATTGAAGATTGTATAGTTGCGTCATCTGGTGGATCTGTATTTATACCTTGTGACCTTACATCAGAAACAGATATGTAATATTGATCTGGTGCTAATGTTGCATCTGCAAGCACTTCAAATTCTTCTGAAAATGTTTGTTCAGGACTAGACGGGGTTAATTTTGTATACCACCTTATTTCATAAGTTCCTATCGGCGAATTCAATGGAATCGTATATACAGCAACATACCTTCCTGTGTCAACCCTATTCCCAGTTGGACATGGATTCAAATCAACATTTTGTCTACCAGAATTTGGGTAAATCTGTATAGGTGTGCCAGGATTTGTTACTTTATCAAAAATTTGAAAAGATAATTCGGATACATTTATGGGAACTCCATTTTGATCCCTCGTAAACACATCCAATTTTGGATTGCTACAATCGCTAACTTCACCGCGTATCAATGCTGGCATAAATTCACCCTACAATGCCTATAAAGTCGTTAAGTTTAATTTCGTTTTCCATATTAATTATTGTACTGTCATTATATGATACATAATCACCTTTACTTAATACAAATCCTGTGGGTGGTGGATCGTATTCAGATCCACCAGAAATTGTAACCGGACCAGTTGGAGATACAGAAAAAATATTTGCTGGTCCGTATTTAATTCCATCTTCTACCGTAAATACAACCAATCCAACGTCTCCTATATACAATCCATCTTCTGTATTTATATCATCAATAATATTTAGATCGTATACAGAATTTACATTAATAGAATCAACAATCGTTATAATGTCCGGAGACATGGATACTTTGTTTATATTTAATGTGTCAGATATATTTATTGTATCACTTGCATATGCACCCAACTCATATATGTAACTAATTAAATCTTCTGATTCGATAAAGTCTGTAAAAGATGCTGACATTTCAAGCGAAACAATTGTTTCTTCATTGACAGAAACAGTATCAAATATTTCTTTAACAACACCCTGCAATTCTGTATACGCAAAATCATTTACAGATATATTGTCATTAATTATTTTATTGATATCAGATTTGGTTTCGATCGTATCAACAGTAGATATAAAATCACTATGATCTATTAGAATTGGCGCTTCTGATGCAGCAAATATAAAGTCTCCAACAACTATTGAGTCTTCAATATTTTTTAAGTATATAGATTCTGCACTAAACGTGTCTGTACTAGATACAGTATCATCAATATTGCTTATATAAGTAAACGATGTTTGTATCGAATCATCTACAATTATCGTATCTGAATTTGTTTTATCATACTCAGATTCACTCAATATTGAGTCTAAAATTTCAATACTATCATTCAACTTTACACTTTTCAATGCAACTTTTTCTATATAATCTGTTGCAGATATAGAATCTGTGATAGATCTATCTAATTCTGAATACGCATTAATAAAATCATTTTCAGAAATTGTATCAGAAATTTCTATTATTTTTTGTATACTAGACGTAAGTTGATCCGATACAACGTTAGCATCATCTATATTTAATATATATTCCGTTCCAGTAACACTGCTGTCAGATACAGATAAAGAATCATTTATTGTTGTTTCGTAAACAACATTTCTATTTATTTCATCATCGATTGTTACAGAATCACTATCAACAACACCAATTTCTAAACTTGATAGTAATTGATCTAATTCGACTATTGAATCTTCAATATTTTTTTCATACTGATTAGAACTTATTATGTCATCAAATACATTTTCAGAATCTTCAATCGATCTAACGTAATTTGTAACAGAATTTATTTGATCAAAATAGTCTACAGTATCATCAATATTTTTATCAGCAATCAAATCTTTATCTAACTGATCGCTTATTGATATAGATTCGTTTATTTGTTTGACAAATAAAGATTCATTATTCAATAAATCACTTGCATTAACAGAATCATCTACCGATGTTTCATATACAATATTAGTATATATATCATCATTTTCAGATATTGTATCGTCTATACTTTTATCATATATCGATTCAGATTCTAAAAGATCTGTAACAAATACAGAATCATTAGATTGTGTTTCTACTTCTGTTTTTAATGAATCTGTTATAGATATTGTATCATTTGTAATTTTTAAGTGATCTAATCCAGCAGATATTGAATCAGAAACATGTATTGTTTCAACGGTCGTTAAACCCCACAATATCAATCCACTTTGAACACCAGCAGTGTTTTCTCTATTTCTACCAACAGTAGAAGTTGACGGTGTATACGCAGTTTTATATTGAGTTTTCCACGTTTTTGCAGTACTAATTTCTTCTGTTGCTGCCAATAATGTTGGTACAAGATCTGAATCAGAATTAAACCCACTGTTATTTAAATATTCACCAGCACCAACACAATACTGATTTCCATCTGTACTTTGATACAGTCTAAAAATTGTTGGAGAGTCACTGTCGTTATTACTTACACATTGTGATAATGCTATAACGTATTCTAATTGAGATGGAGTATAACTAGTAGTTAGTCCAGAGAAATCAACATAGGTAGCACTAGTTGTTGAATCTCCGGATGTATCGATAGTCTGTTTAATTTGTTGAAAAGCTTCTTTTCTAAATGCCCATATTCTTGATCTTCTAAAACTAGATGACCCATTTAATCTTGACGCACATTCAATTTTAAAAGTGTTGCTGCCTTCAGGGATAGTAACCATGGATTTACTGACAACAGAATCCCAATCATTATCATTTTCCCATTCTTGTAGATGTCCAACACTTGTTTCTGTTGGTGTTAATTCTGTATCTCCAACATAATATCTTGTTTTCCATGCTGAATCTTCGCTATTACCGCCGGCATTACATTCAGCAGACATCAATACTATATATTCTGTATTAGCAGTATTCCAAGTTGCTGATCTTAAAGTCGTCCAGCTTGAACTTACATCGCTTTCTTCTTCTGTGTCGCTATTTGTTCCACTATAAAAGAAATCATATCCTTCAACAAGATACTTTAATGGAATAGCTATAATATATTGCCCACCAACTCTTGCAGTTCCAGATGATTCAATCCAAAATTGAAATTTTAATGTGCTGCTTCCGTCTCCTGTGACACGTGCAAACCCTTGCAATTGAACACTATCCCAGTGGTAATCAAGACCTTTACCTTCACCTTCTGTTTGCGCAATTACACTTGATCCAAATAGCAATTGAACATGGGCTCTATTTGAATCCGAATCACTACCAGCATTATTGACATATATGACTAAATAATCGACGCCATCTTCAAGAGCGCTTGTTTCACAGCTTGAATCTACAGGACTTGTTGATGTAGTGTTCTGCTGTATATTATTATAATCATATATAGGATCTAATTTCATTTAACTATTTTTGTGACATTACTGGTATAGCTTCTGGCTTAAGTGTTGATACATCAGAAATAAATTGATCAAATTCAGGTGTTAAAACTTCATTTTGCAATTGTTTTTGTGTCAATTGAGACAATTGATTTGCATATTCAACTGAATTGTTTAGTTTTATTTCTGATTCTTTTATTGGTGCTACATCATTTGGATTATGGTTTGAACATATGTTTTGTAAAGCAACAATTTGTGTAGATGACAATCCATTATTTGATATGTTATCTTCGTATTCAACAACATCGTCATACCAATGTATTGACAAACCACCTAATCCATTTTCCCATATTGTAGAAGAAAAAGATGGTCCAATTCCTTGAATTACATTTATTTTTTGTATTGACATGACGACCTTATATCATGTAATTTTTATATAAACAATTTTTATTTGAACAAATTCTTGCCTTTGTTTTTTCTACCATTCCACCACTATATTGTTTAGTTTCATGACCACAATATTTACATGCAAATCTTACTGATCTTCCATTAATTATTTGTATTTTTTCTACACCTTGATCTTGAATCTTTCTACACTTTTTATTTGAACAAATTCTTCTGTGTTTTTCAAGATCATATTCTATATGTAGTTTTGTTTCAGATCCGCATTGTGAACACGGAAAAAGAGGTTCAGCTCTATCGGCTTCAATTGAAGCCGATAAGCCATCTAACAAATGCTGATTATCTTGCATTACTACGTAATCCTAACGTTATATGTCAACTTCAATTTATCAGCAATACTTTTGTTTACAGAAGTAAAAATAGCTCGCATTAATGCAGATCCACCAGGACTTGTATTTTGATTAAGTACACAAGCTTCTTGAATATTAGTTCCTGTCAAACTACCAGCGCCAGAAGGATAACTAATTACAAGTTGTAACGTTCGTGTACCAGACAATAGTGTTTTTGAATCTGCTGTATTTAAAGAATTTGCGATTGGAGACAATACATTTGTATGACCACTATTCGGACTTGCGCCACTGGTACCAATTCTAAATTGATCCCAATCATTAGCATTAAGTCCGCAAGCTTGACGCCATGTTTGCCTTTTTCCTGTATTGACCACAAGGTTATGTGTTCTAACCTTTTTAATTACCTTAGGACCGTCTTTTCCATCTCTGATGACTTCAATATCTAGCCATCCTCCAAATCGATTATTATCATTAATTTCCATTATATACCTCCGTACTTTGGGTTAAAAGCGCTTCTTTTATTATTGTAATATTATTTGTTGCTTCTTGACAAGCTTCTGGGGGGCAATCTGATGGTAACAAATCCAATACTTTTTCAGCCCATTCCAATGATTCTTCTAATTTTCCTAATTCACCACAAATTTGAGCCAACCTTTGTGCAGGGATATAACTGTAATATCCAAGATCTATCCACCATATAGTAAATGGTTGTCTGTTTATGCCTGTTGACGCATACAAATAAAATTTATATGCTTTTTCGTATTCTTTTTCCATGTAAGCTAAATCACCTAGCCAAATAAAATGCTCTGATCTTGACCAATCATCACTTGTACATCCATGCAAAATTCGATAAGCATCCTTAATTTTCCCCTGCTTTGAGTATTCTTTTGAAAGTATTAATCTTGCTTGATATTTTTGCACTCCATTGTTTGACGTTGCAAGAAATTGTTCTAGTCGATCTATAGCTTTTTCAGGATTTATATCTCTCCATTCTTGGCCCAGATAAAATAAATCTGTTTCAGCTTTCCTTGTCATCCAATCATCAAGTAAAGCTTTTCTGTTTTGCGCTTTACGCTGGACAGATCTAGACTTTCCTCTTGTTTCATGACGTTCATGAATTGTTATAACCTGTGGAAGCTTTACACAAAGTGCTGTTTCCGGATAATCTAATATATTGTGTACAGGTCTAGTGAATTTTATATTATCTGATTTTTTAAATAGCCATGGAAACGCCCACTGTTGTCCATTACCTTGTCTAAGAACAAATCCTATAGATGCATTGGCTGGCATAACCTTGTCTAAATCAAGAAGACAATCATGACCGTGAGCTAAATATTCGTGACCTTCTGTCATAAATATCCAATCGCCATTACATTTATCAACACACTGGTTTCTAACCCAAGAAAAATTAATTCCTTTGTAACCCATATACTCTTTACATTTTACGTGATTACATTCTGGACAATATGCTTTTGAATGTCCTGTTGGTGGACCCATAGGATTTGTGAGATAAAAAACAGTATCCGCATATCTTGAAGCAACTTCAAATGTATTGTCTTTTGTTCTTGGATCTATTCCAACAACCATTTGATCAGATATACCCATTAAACTAGCAAGTGTTTTTTCTAAATCTTCCCCTTCATCCCTAACGGGTAGTGTTGACGATAATGTAAAATTTTTTTTAGCTATCTCACCACATACACCTAATAAATATCCATCAATAACTTCTACACGCACATACTTAAAATATTTTTGAAGCAATCTTTTAAATTGTAACGCTGTAAATTTTACTGTATGTTGTGGTTCTTCTTCCGGACCTAGTCTGTTGTTTGGTACTGAAATTAATGCGCCATTTGCATGACTTATGTTTTGTAATAAATATTCTCTTGTAGATTCTGAAAGATGTTCAAAACATTCTGTTGATACAAATAAATTATATAACTCAAATAGTTGACTTAGGTTTTGTTCTTCTAAACAATGTTTTTGAGATTTTAAACCTTTATCTTTACACCTTTTGATTGCATAAATACTATTGTCAATAACAAAAATATTATTTTTATCAACAACATTACAGCATTCTTTTGCAATTTTATCTGCTAGTATCCCATTTCCGCCACCTATATCAACAGCGCGAATTTTACACTTTTTAGTATTTATTTTATTTATCAAGAAGCATATTCGACTATAAACATTTTTTAATGCATATTGTCGCCATGTATCATCACCTTCTGTTTCCCATATTCGATCCCATTTTTTGGAATCATTTGCTGATTTGGCAATGGATAGATCCATAATCCTCTCCTATTTTTGATAATGAAAAATCATGTCAATAAAATTATACTGTATAATCCCAAAAATCTTTTATAACCCAACCACAACAGAATAGAGACTTTTCTGTTTTTTCATTTTCATATGAAGGCAACAGCTCTTTTGCATGGTTTTTTAAATGTTTTTCAGCTTTCTTTTTTTGAGCATCAGACATGTCTGATTGTGATAATCTAGCCAGTGCATTTTTTAAGTGTGAAAGATCAACAGTTTTGTTTTCTGTTGGACTTTTAACATCCATATCATGATGGGGAAGCATTCTTAGTGTTCTAGGTACAGTTTTACCATCCTCATCTTTTTTCCCACCTGGAAGTATAATTGCAAATGAAGCATCTGGTAAATCGTTTATATATTCTGTACTCCATTTTGCTTTTGAAATATCTTGTTTTTTCTGTTGATATCCGGATACTCTTTCAACTTCTGTAAGATTAGAAAATTCAAAATCTCCATTTTCTTTTCTTGTATACGAACATGCATAATATTTATCAATAGTCTCTCTAAGATCTCTATCATATTGACTTACGGTTACAATAATTGTTTTGCTAAATACCTCAATAGGTCTAATATATGCACCTTCATTTTTCAAATTTAATTGTTGTTTTACCCATTTCATTACAGGTTTGTTAATTTTGTTAGCATATGCTTGAAGACTTTCACCGTTCATTACCGGTATATCTTTTCTAACAAAAATTTTTTGTTGCATTTTTTCTCCTTATCAATATGGTTTATATTTTTGTTTCCCTATTTTTGATACAACAATTCTTGTTGCTGGTTGTGATTTATGAGCTGTTAATACTAATCTAATGTCGTCAGCAAAAATAATAATTTTTTCACAACCTTTATTGTTACTATAATCATTTGATTCTACATCAAACGATATATTTCTGAAAAATTCTGGTCGTGAAATAGAATATTGAACTCCAATTTCACGTGGATTTACGCCACCACAATGCTTGCATCTTCCGGTTTTGTGTTTTTCAACTAAAGACACACCCTTAATTGTTCTTTGAAAATCATGCCTATTTAGGCTTTTCAAGAGCGTATTTGCTTGTTCTTCGCTGAACAAATCAACTTTATGTGTTTGTCCATCGGACGTGTGTATCTTTAACACTGATTCCTCTAATTTATTTATAAATTGTTATTTTTTCTTTTTGCGTTTCTTGCCTTCAGAAGGCCCTTCTGAAGGCTGATCGTGTCCATATATAGAATGAGTCATTGAGTTATCAAAATCGTCTACAATCAAATCCTCATTTGATTCTGATACAAAATTAACAAGATCTTCTTCAACCTTCTTTTGTTTTACAGCGTGATCGTGTAAAATTTGAAACGGAATTTTCATATTTTTCATATATTCCATTTCATCAGAAGTCACCATTTTAGTCGATCCTGGTTTAATATGAATAGATCCTTTACACGACCTTGAACAATTTTTAGGAAAATTTTCAATCTGTTGTATTTGTACAGTAGGACTGAACCGAATAGTAAACATTATTCATCCTCTTCTTCGTTCTGTGCTTCAAGAATTAGATCAACAATTTCTCTTTTACTAGTCTGTTTTGGAATATCTCTTGGAGTAAGAGACAAATCGTTATCTTCTTTAATCAAATTTACCAATTCTTGTTTTGATAATTTGAGAAGATCTGATTTCTCATACAAACCTGTAACCTCATTATTATCTTCTTCTTGTTCAATTTCTTCTTGTTCGGTATTTACAAAATTATTTTTTACAGGATCTTTTTCTTTTTTAGGTTCACCCAAAGATCCTTGTAAAATTCTACAACTAAAACCATATTGATTTGTATAATACAAATACTCTTCTGGATTTGTTGTAATAATAGATTGGCCACTTTTAATAACACGTCCCCTGTATCCACAATGGGATGCAGGGGATTCGTGTTTACCACCTAAGCGAATTTTAGCTCTAAAATTTGTATTATTCATTCCTTGATCCTTTCTATGACAATCAAAATGATATTAATTACTTAGTGTTGTAACACAAGTGTGGCAATTTTAAGGTTATTATACACCTTTACCAATATTTCGCACTTTTACAATCGCAGTCAATTCTTCAAATTGCACATCAACTTTGGCCGTGATTGCATATTGATCAACAGTCTTGTAAATATCACGATCTTTTTCGATTCTAACATCTCTACCGATACCAACAATAAAATTGCTCATATGGGTTAGAAGAAGTTGTGGATATGAACGATATGTAACCTTAACAGTATCACCATCACCAATTGCGCCACCACCGATACGTGCAATAGTGCCATTTGTAGCATCAAGCGTATAATCAGTACCAGATACGTAATCAGCAGTAGGAATCTTGTCAAGGTTTTCCGGATGAACAACAACGTCTGTAACAGGTCCGTTCCAAAGTGGTGTAACAGTAGTTCCGTTAAGCGTAATATGCTGTACGGTAAGAGGTTCAAACTCCCATAGTGGGACAGGAACAACCGTAATTCCAAACGGACCAGGCATTCCACCACCACCACGAACAGCGTCATCTCCAAGCATAGTTGCGCGAGTGCTTAGCTTTTCAAGATATAGTTGATAAAGATCAGGACTCATGAACCATCGCAGCATAGCTTTATTTCTTCGGAATTTAGTAGGCATATTACGAATAGCCTTACTAAAAATACTCAAACCAATATTGGCGCCATTAGCATCAACAATATTTGCTGACTCTGCTATTCTAGACCATCCGTTAACAAGTGCAAGATAGGAATCCTTCACCTCATCGGAAGCGCCATTCTCAATAAGATCCGATTGAGGAACAGCAGGTCCATACGTATTACCATTGATATATAGATCTTCAAGATCATTGGCGAGTTGAGTAGCCATCAATCTGATAATCGTATCCTTGATATTGTCACCTTCAATGTTCAGTTCCCTGAATTCATCACTGATTTCAAAAGGAACCATCAAGGTTTTTGGAGACAGTGTAATTTTTGACGTTGAAATTCCACGTCTAACCTGTGGATCAACTGCTTCTGATTTCGGAACAGCAACTCTTTTGCCAACACCAATTTTATCGATATCTAGACTTTCATTTCTGAATCGAACAACGCGAGCATTATCCGCAAGTTTAGTTTCATCAACAACATAATCGATAAAACGATCACTCTGTGCTGGGTTTAGTTTACCGCTAGATGCAAGATCATCTGTAGCAATAATCGCTTTCCTGACAACATCTTCATTCTTTATTGACATTTAATTTCTCCTTTAAATCTTAAAATATATATTTTTAAACACTAAAATTTTTTAATGATTATAGTGCTCCTTCCCAAAGATCATTGCTTTTTTCTACCTTTGAATCAGTTACACCTTCATCGTCAACACTATTACTAGGATTTCTAGCCTTTTCAATTGCTTCAACCCGTTCATTGATCTTCTTAATCTCACCTTCAAAGCTTTTGATAGCTTCAACAATTTCATTGTTTTCACTTTTAGAAATTTTTGGCATCTTTTTAGGACTAGAAAGTTTAGAAGTGCCGCTAGGATTACTATGTTGCATCATACCAGGAACGTTAGTTGCTGGACTCATATTTGGCGCAACAGATTCAAGCATAAGCTTCAAAATTTCTTGCGCTTGCTTTAGCTGTTGAATTCTAGACGGAGTAAAAGCAGCAGCTTTTGAAACAGCATCAACAAATCCTTGCATCGTCATCGGTTGATCTTCTGAAACACAATTATCATCTGTATCTTCATCAGCAGATTTTTTAACCGGAGGTTTTGCAGAAGGGAAAGACGCATTTGGATCAAGACCTAGCTTCTTAAAAGAAGCACAAACCTTTTCTAGCATTTCTTTTTCAAGTCCAGCAGAAGAAAGAACAGACTTGATAGATGATTTTTCAACATCGCATTCTGACTCATTTTCTGACTCATTTTCTTGATCGTTTTGTTTTTCAACATTTTCTTTTATTTCATCCACTTCTTGATCCTCACCTTCTTTTGTTTTGAGTGTCATTTTTGCAATATTTTCTACAATAGAATTAACGTGTTCCATTGCCTTTGCCACATCATTATTTTCATTATTTTCTGTATCTTCTACAGAAACCACAACACCTTCGTTGTTTTTTTTATCTGCCATATTACTCTCCTGATTCTTATTTTTCATTACTAAAAATTCTTGTTCATTTGCTGGTGTATCAACTAAAGACACTTCATTAGTGTCTAGTAATTCAAATCTGCGAATTGCTTTTTTATCAAAATTATTCATTCAAATATTTTACCTTAGCTTTACCGCCAATGCTAAATCCTGTAATTTTTCCATCCTTTACCCGTTGCCACAATTCTTTATCAAGAATCTTTACTGTCATAATCCAAGATCCCTGTTTTATTGTTTTTGCTCCTATAACTAAATTATGTGGAGCTATCCAACTTTCAACCAAATTCATTTTACCTTTTGGGAAAGTTGAATGTTGCACTCCTAATTTTGTATATTTATTATAATTGCTTAAAAACTTATATGCACTATCACGAATAACTTCTGAACTATATATATCTCCTTGCGCATCAACAACTTCTGGCTGTAATACTACGCCGGTAATAGTTTGTTGTTCCTGATTAGCTTTTTCTATTTGAACAAAAAAACGTTTTTCTACTGTACTCTGTTCAAAATCTTCATTTTCTTTTGTGATATCTGTAATGTTTTTTAGATTATCTTTAATTAAATTTTGATCATACGTATCCATGCCCGCGTTGCGAGACACGCACTTTGCTATTTCGGCTATATGGTAGCTAATATCCGCCATATAAAGACTATGATACCCTAGTCTTTATTCAGGTTTCAAAATATCACGTGTTTTTGGAATTACAGCAGGCAATTTACTTGCCTTCTTTTTTGGCGGTTTTGTAGTTGGAGTTTTTCTTCTTGGTGTATTTCGAGTTGTTGGTTGTTTTCTATCCGGAATACTTGTTATTTCTGAAGTAGATAATTTACCAAATGATACCGATTCATCTGATATATCAACTGTTGTTCGGCACCTAAAATGATACGGAGGTAAAACAATACCTTGTTTAGCCAAATCTTTAGTGCCACCAGCCCCTATTTCTTTTACTTTTTTTGCAGATAACCATGGATGAAATTGCTTAACTTGATCTGGGGTTGTGGCGCCACTTACTTTTTCTATTTGCGATACAGCTTGTGGAATTGTAAAAACTTTACCGTTCATATATTGGCATATTTGAGAAGTTCTATTATCCATTGGATTTACAATTTCTAACCTTGTTACTCCAACATCAACAAAGCTTCTAACTTGTCCTCTTACACGACTATTTGTTGCTGTATTTGCAGCTAAACCTTCAAAATACTTTGCATCAGAACCACTAAAACCTCCAGGAACAACAACCTTTTTCAATTGCTTCTCTATTATTCTCGATAATCTTTTGCCGGCTTCTACTCTACCTAATCCTTCAATAACATTTGGTTTTACAGCAGTTCTAACAGTATCTCTTACGTTTTTATCGTAATGTTCTCCAATCCATACCATCTGATCATCTTGCAATTGAGCTATTGCTTGTTCGTCATACAGATCAAAAGATGGCTCTGTTTGCGCTAATCTTGCTTTTTTTATCTTGACATTTCCACTTTCTATCTTGTCTGTAAAATTTGGAACACTATACTGTAATGAACTTGAAGTTTGACCATTTGCTTTTTTCCATCCAGCTTTTCTAGCTAATCTATATATTTCTTCTATATCAGATCCTATTCTTTTTGCTACTTCTTCATCCCATCGATTCATTACTTTATCAATGTAAGTAAAAATTTTTTCTAAAGAACTTCCATTTACATATAAAAAATTTACACGTTTTGAAACTGTATTTACTCTTAATCGCCATTTATTTAACAAATACTGACGCATACGTGACTCTACTTTTGCAATCTGCGCAATTTCGCTAACCATAAGCGCTTTTGCTATAGCTTTATCAGAATATGCTATTATATCGTTCAACAAATCTATTTGACTTGAACAACATTCGCAATGTATAGCGTGATACAGTATTTGATTATTCATCAGACTCTTCTGCTTGCCTTTGTCTCCATAAAATTTCAGCAGCTCTGTTTAAAGAAAGCAATTTTTTTGCAACATCAATAACACTTTCTGGATCATCAATATCTATATTATCAATTTCCAGATCTGACAAATCAATATTTTCTTCACTATCTATAATTCCTAACGATTTCAATGTTTTTAGCGCAGTAACCTGTTGACCAGGTTCGTTTGGTTGTGCTTGGTTTTTAACGGCTTCTGCCATCGTCATACTAAATGGAACATCCGCAGGGAATTCATCCGGAAAGTCTGGTAAATCTATTCCCAGAATATCTTCCATAATAACCCTAGCAATTCTTGGAGTTATCCCACCTGTTTTTTCTGCACCACCAAGAATCTTAACAAGTTGTGCGTTATCAGTAGTATTAGGAGTATTACTCTTATATTTATGATATACAACTTCCATCTCTGGAAAAATATATCTATTCATATATTCATCAAATTCATCCCGTTCCGGTTTAAATACTTGTTCATCTGCTAACCGTCTACTCGATTCGGCAACAGCTCTATTATATTCTTTAGCTCGCCCAACAAATACAGGCGGTAATCTAAAAGCACGACGTATTTTATCTTGATTATTTTCGCTATAATTTTGAAACAAAGCATCGTTATGTTGACTTTCTGTTAACGGTTTGATATCTATCTTGACATGACCACCATCTTCACCTTCTTCACTAGTTGGTTCAGCTTCTACAATTAAGAATTTTGAATAGTTATCCGATCCTTGTATTTGAGATTCAACAAAGCTTTCTATTCTTCTTACAGTTGCTTCTGTAAGTTGTCCATTTGACACTGCTAGCATCATGCTTGGAACATTATTGTTTTTAAACGTAATCCAATTAATTTCTTCTGCAGCACGATCACCTAAAATAGATAAAAGATTTCCTATATATCTTGGCAAACCATATGGACTTCTAGTGCTATACAATTTAAGATGTATTAATTCGTTTGCTTGTTTATTTTTTGCAATATTTTTTTCAATTTGACCAGTATATCTAGAATAAGAACGATTATCGCCAAATTCTTTATACCAAACAACTTTATGTCCTAAAGTAGTGTGTCTGCTACCACTATTTACTATTCTACTCTGCACATAAGTCCTAAACCTTTTGATTATCTTCTGTTTTTTTACTTTGACAGAGCCGTCTATTTGCAATTCAAGAATTTTTCTTTCAGTTTCTATTTGTTTATCTTCTAATTTGCCAAGTCTCATTTGATAACTTGGCAAATGCGTAAACCCCTGTATTTGACCAGAATCATTACGTATTACTTCAAAATATGCGTTGCCAGTTGTTTCGAGATCTTTTCTAATTTTTCTTCTAAAACACACAAAGCTTTCTTGTGTAGCATACGTAAAAAAATTAATAAGCTTAGTTTTTTCATGTTTAGATTGTTCAAGAAGTTGTCGTTGTTTTTGCGTTAATGGTTTTTTATTTCCATTAACATCGTTATTAAACATATTCTCATCCAGCTTGAGTCTAGAAACAAATCTGTGTCCAGTTGCATCAATATTTGTTTCCATTGCTTCAATACACTGATTAAGTTCTGTATTATGTTCAATCAACATAGATAATGTAAGCATATCAAAAGGAGGAAGAATTATTCTTCCCATTTCACCAAGTTGATGAAAGGGTTCCTCCGGAAGACTATTCGATGATCCTGGAGAATTATTATTTGATAAAATCCCGTTTGGAGCGCCTGTTGATTTGTTTACATCTATCACAAGTGCTTTAACTTTATTCACAGCTTTTTTATTAACCTTATTAGACTCTTTAGTTGAATTTTTTTGTCTTTGTACTGCAATTAAATTTGCTGAATCCATTATAAAACTCCTGGTTCGTATTCTCTTCTTTTTCGCCCCTTCATTTTACTAACATCCCATGCCATGTAAAACGCATCAAACAAGTCTTTATATTTGTGATTTGGGAATAATACTAAATGTTCGATCAATAAATCTTGTATAGATTTTCTAAAAAACACTTTTTTCTCATCAAATATTGAAGATAATTTCCACGCACGTGTTATTTTATCTTTATCTGTTTGTATTTTGATTAATCTCATGTCTGGATACTTCTTTTTAAGAGCCTGATATTGAGCTAATTGATATTGATTAGTTTCTATACCACATCTAATTGGCTTCCATTTTCTATAATACTCCCATATCTTTCTTGTTTGTTCGTTAAATCTTATTTGATTTTCATAATAGTCTAACACAAAATATCCTGTTCGATCTTTTGTTATACCTATTACTACTATTGCGAACTTTGCGTTATTGTTTTTTTCTTCTTCTGTAATTGCAAGATCAACACCCATAAATATACGTAATTTTTTATGATTAGGCCAATTCTCTTCTGTAACCCTTTGACAATTATCATATTGGAATATCTCACCTTTCATCGCTTCAACATCATTTTGATATTGAGCGTTGAAAATGATAATACCAGAACGTTTTCTTTTTTCAGCAAAAAATTCTGGTGGAAATTTTTCTGGCCATGGACTTTGATTAAATTTATTTAACGCATGTATTACATTGTAATTATCTTTAAGTTCATTCTCTATAAGATGTCCGTAAAGATCATCGTAATGATATCGTGTGCCCAACATGTGGTGTTCACCACGGTGTTCAACTTGATTATCTGGTGGCTCTAAAGTTGGCATCAAACTGTTGTAATACCACTTTACCAATTTATCTCTTAACAATTTTGTTGCACTATTTTCTTCATCAACCAAATCATCAAGAATAAATACATCATAGTGTTTAGACACAACAGTGCCTTCCCATCCTATACATGTAACAGAAGCTTCTTTTGCAACCTTAGTTCTTGGCAATACTTCTATTTCACGTTGATCCCATTTATTGACTTTACGTGGATCATAATAGACACCAAATACTTCTTGCAATCTATAATTGTTTTCAAAATGTGCTTTTATATTCTTCAGAAAACCACAAGCATTTTGTATCGTCTTAGAAGCGATAAGAATACGTAAATTAGGATTCTTAAGCAATAAGTGTATTACCTTAAGTTCGTTACATGTTGTTGATTTTCCTGATCCTCTAAAACACAATTGCAAATTTTCTTTATGTTTAAATTGAAATTGTAGCATCCTAAGATGAAATGGTTTGATCTCTAAGCCAAGAATTTCAGTTGCAAGAATATCAATTCTATTATTCTGTAACACTTGTTTCCGAATCCATTCATTACTGAGTTTATTTATGTCTTTATAATACTCAATTAATTGCTGTCTATTAGCACGACACAATTGTTTTTCATCCGGAATAGATATTGAACCTATTTGTGTCATATTACACGATATTATTCCAAAAATCTTTTTGTATTTTAGTTGCAGCAGGTTCTATATAAGATTTGAATCCATGATCTTTGAGCCATTTTTTTGCTTCATCTATAGTCCATTTGTCTTTATCAAATCTTATAGACTGTATGCTAGTTTTACCATTTTTTATTCCATAAATTACGGATACACCAGATGGAAAACCACTTGGTATACCTCTTCTAAATTGATCAAATTGATCTGGCGACAATTGTCTAGCAGCGTGTTCGTTTTTATATGGCATTTTTTCACACCTATTAAATAATTTTACAAGGTATGATCTAAACCGTATCCTTGTGCAAAAATAGCTACTACACCAGATATTGCATTTGTGATTGCTGGCAACAATATAGATCCATTTGCATTATCTACATCAACAATATATGCTGTTCCGGCGCCAACACCTGTTTTTGTAATTGCCGTGTCAAACGATAAAAACTTTTGAGCACCAGCAGCCCAAATCATTATTTCTGTATCGGGATTTTGTGTCCCACCAGGAGCAGCACTTGGAACTTCGGTCGGATCATTATCATAAGGAACTACTGAGAATCTAACCTTTTTATAATTATCACAATTGATCCCTAATTTTTGATTATCAAAAACAGAATCTTGTGCGCTCACAACTCTACACAAATGCCAATCAGGACTGTTCGCTGGCGATGTATTTATGCTTTTGAGTGGATCTGATTTTCTTCTTCCATCACGATCATCATAATAACCCATAACATTCTCCTATTTGTATTTAAAATAGTAACATTGATATACGTAGCATAGTGTTGATAAAATCACTATGCTACGTATATTTTAATATAAAATACACAGTATAATTGTAATCAATTAGATGTACTGTGTATTACTAACAATGCCATGGGGTTATTATTCGTGAGCGACCCACATAATAGTTTCGCCAGATGCGTTTAGATCCGAATCGGCACCAATAGTAAAACCATCTGAAAGTGGAGTAATTCCATCACTAGTAACTGTAGAAATGTCGGTTGCACCAGCACCACTGTCAACAACTTTCTGCATAGATGCATCAGCCATATCGTTCTGCCAAAAACCCATACAGTCACCATCAACATTTCTCAATTCAACTCTGCGAGGTCTAAACCCAACAGTCCTAACGTTGATAGCAGATCCAGTCCCTTCAACAGCACCGTTTACACTTCTCTGTACACCTGAACTCATATTATTCTCCTAATTTCCGAAGGCATTACACACCTTCTGTTGTGTCGATCCTTGACAGATTGCATACCACCTTCAACACACAACCCTGCTTTACGCTTGGATCGAGATTTACAACAATTAGAATAATATAAATTTACGGAACATACAAGTTATCAAAATAATCGTCAACACCCCTTGCTCCTTTTTCTACGCAAGATCCTCTGTAGAAATCTTCGCCACGGAACCAAGATACAATATAAGAACAACCCATGTAAATCCATGGAAAAACAGCAAATATAACAATTGGGACTATTAACGATTTGCACAATATAGCAAAAAATATTGTGCAAATAAACCCAATCAAACCACCAACTTCAAATTGTTGACTATGGAAATGTTCATGATCTTGTATTCTACTCCAATCCATACTTTTAATTGGAGGTCTTTTACCATGACGATATATTATAATATGTGGCGCAAGTGTTATAGCATCATATTTCCACCACAACAATACATTTTTTTTCAAATCACAAGTTAAGCACCAATTTCCTGGCATAACATAGTTTTCTGAAAATATGTTAGGTTTTTTTTCAAAAGACAAATGTTTACCGTATATAAAATATATCAATAAAAATACAAGTAACCCAAGAAAATCAGATAGCAAACAAAAAATGTATAAAAATAATTGTCTCCAAACTCGTACACCCAACATTTCTTTTGTCATAATAACCTCTTTTTTTGTTTACATCTGTAAAAACCAAAGTTTTTTTTTACTAACTATTTTTTTCCAAAAATTTATTAACCTCTTCAATAGTCATAAACGGCGCAAAAAACCTAAAATCTTTAGACATAAAAGAAACACTTGGTTGCATAAACCAGGATGGAATAAAATATTCCGGAAGATCATTACGTTTTTTACCAGAAAATTGGCCTTTTGACCATAAAGCTTTTTTCCATAAACTCCACAATGGAGACTTTACGCCTTTTGATTTCGGTCTAACAACCCATTGTCCATCAATACTACCATGTTTAGATCCATGCCCTTCAAATATCCTTACATATGGATTTCTTGTTGTATGTCCAGCAGTTGTATGTGAATATACTTTGCATTCCCCTAAATTATTTTTACACAATTCGTCTCTAAATTTATCAGCAAATCCACCATCACCACCTTGATTTACTTTTGATCCTCCGGTTAGACAACAATACAATATTACATGAAATAAAGAACATTTTTCCCTTCCTGTTTTTGCATTTAATTTTGGAATTAATATCTTAATAAATTTGTCAATAGTATTACTAGTAGTTAAACCACATTGAATTCCGTCTCTCCACCCATGCATAAAAAACGCTATATCGCAAATACTACCATGAGTATAAGTATCCAAATCATTTGTTAAATCAAATAATTGTTGTCTTCTTTTGTTCATAGATTGAGACACGTCTATTTTTATTAATGTATGTGGTCTCCCAACATATGGTATAACTTCTTTAAACCTTTCCGCTTCTGGCTTAAATGCATATTCATAATCTTTTTTGTGAACATTTCTATCACCAGTAATTATTAATGTTGTAGCCATATTTTATTCCATTTACATTTTGATAAAAATCAATTACCTATAATATCTTCTCTATTTAATATTATAGCCTGATCTTTCATTTTGCTTTTCTTCGACCAGCAAAACGTTTACTTGTTTTTGCTTTATTTTTATTATCCACTTTATCTTCTTTCATTAGTGGCGCCCCATATGAAGCTGTAGAAGATACATCTTCTGGTAAAGCATCAATTCCTTTACCATAATACAAATTATTTGCATGTAGATCTGTTAAAGAATCTTCATTTCCATATTTTTTCATCAATTTGTTTAGTCCGGATACAGCTTTAATAATTCCCTTTTTCAATTCTTTATCTCCTATATCCGAGATCGCAACACCACCAACAAATACCTTTTTTTCCGGCTCTTTGTCTATAACACCTAATGTTTGTCCTGTTGATATTATTCGATCAAGAATATCTGATCGTAATCGAATAGCACCAACTAAAGCATTGTATTGAGTTTTGCTATTTAGGTTTGTTATCAAATCATTTAAATCCTTTATATTTTGTTCTTGCTTAATAACATATGAAGCAAAACGTTCTTTAGAAGAAGTCTGTAATTCTTCCCCACCTTTATTTTCCAAAAGGAATTTTTTTACAACATAATATGTTTGTGTATCTAGACCAAGATTATCTATTATATCTACATCAGAACTTCCATTCAACATCTGTTCATAAATTGCAGAAGCTAATTCTAGTTTTTCTGATCTTTTTAAACTTATCTTATCTTTCATGGTAAAAGATTCCATGTTGTAAATTGATATAATAGTGATTCTATTTTCTTTATAGAATGTGTGTCAAATTTCCACTCTTTTATTTTTTCTTTAGTCAACAAATTTTCAAGTTGTGGAATTATTAAACAATCCCTAACCTTTTCACTTGTCATAGATTTGTCAATAAAAGATTCTTCGTTATAATTATCAAAAAAACCTTTTATTCCCTTTTCTGCATTACCGTATATAGCTGATAAATCTTGTCCATATACATGTAATGAAGATGAAAAATCAGTATAACTACCAGGAATAACTACTTGATTCGATTTCCATTTTCCTTCACGACACAACATATGCTGTAAAAAAGTCATCCCAATAACATTGTCACACCATGCTTTATAAAGATCTCTTGATCTCCATACAGTTCCCATATTTAGAGAATTATGCAATGGGAAATCATGTTCAAAACACCTTAATTGTACTTCTCTTAAACACGGAATATCATCTTTAAGGTTACAATCTATATACGGTATTGCAGTTGTAGCAACAGCTCTTCTTGAATATGGAGTTTTATTCAATCTTTCAACCAACAATTCTAATTGATCGATCAATCCTCCACCCAAAGGATGAGGGTATTTGCACAACCTTTGATGGTACGTATACGGCCATTCTTTAGATTCTAAGCGTTCATTGTTCATCAACTTCATGTTTGACACAACAAGATGATCTTTGATTCCTAACAATTCTGCTATGTACACTCCAATTTCACAAAACGAAATTGGAGGAAACCTGGGTTCCGACAATGGATCTTTAATTTCAACTAAGACCCTAGCATCCTTACTAGGAGGATCAATGTAATCACCATTGCTGTCTTTACGATCATATTCTGTTCTTATATCAATTCCGTTTTCACACACTGCTTTTAAAGTTCTGTAAAAAGCAGACGGAATAGAATTAGCAACTATGTGTAGTGTCGGTATATCCATCTATATTTCCTTTCCAAAATCAATAATATAAAGCATTTATTTTTTATTCATGTTAATTTTATTTTTAATCTTCTACTTTTTGACATGAACCGCAACATTCGTTTTTCCCCTTATCATATCCTTTATTCTCTGCATCCCTTAACGCAGATGCGATAATGGATAACGGTCCTGGTTCACTTGATTGACCATTTCTTTCTGAATAATTTATAGCATCTAATATGTTTTTACACCTTTTCCTCATATCAAGAGGAAGAGGGGGCGAAAGTTTTTTTATTCTATCTTTTAAATCTTCGATTATTTTTTCGTAATTATTATCCAACATAAACCACACCATCCTTTTGCTATTTATAGAGAAAGCGTATACTTGTTGTTGTACATTGAAACAGCAAGTTTTTCAACTTCCCAATATTTTGATTCATGTAAGAAATCTCCACCGATATATTTTGTACAATTCATAATAAGAGCGTGCACTGTTTCATGAATTACTACATGTGCAGCATGTTTTTCTTCTAACCTAGAATCAACAACAATAAGGGGCGCTGATGGAGGAAATGAAGAAGTTGCTTCAGTTAAATATCCATATATTATTGTTGTTTCCGGAGCAGCATAATCACCATAATATTCATACACTGTATCATTAACGAATTCAACACCTATAGCAGAAAACACTTCTTCTGGATTCGGCATATCTTTATTTTTTACAGACTCTCGAACTCTCCATGCATCAAAACAACATGAAATTGCATTTACACACACATTAGCAATTATATCGTGTTCATATGGTTTTTTATATTTTTTAGACGAATTAAAAACATATACTGACACACCTCTATCAGTTTGCTTTTCTACCTTTTTACTTTTGGGCCATTGAATTTTCATTCCCTTAAAAATAACCCAACCGATCATAAATAAAATGCCGGCAAGTGTTAAACTAATTACTATAATCATGGCTGTTGTCATAACAATTGTCTCCTGTTCTTCTTTTTATTATTTTTTTGGAACATGTTTTTTACAAAAGGTTCTTGTTGCACTTTTATGCCAAGTCCAAGTCCAATCTTGATTATCAAACTGTATATCTATAGGTATAAACGATATCTTGTTTTCAAAATTTGAATTCAACGATTTCATCTCTATTTTAATTATAGCTTTTGTGCTTTCATTGCATCCATCATGATCACAAATTGCTTTAAATTTTTGAACCAACATTATACCACACTTTTCTAAAAATTATTTTCATGAATCATCTTCTACACCAAAATCATTATCTATGTATCTTGAATCAGACACATCTATAGAAGAATCGTCTATCATTCCAGAATCCATATATTCAAATTCTTTTGTAACAGATCGCTTTTGATTCTGTAATTGTTTAGCAATCAATTTGCTTAAAAAGTCATTAATGCCTTCACCAACATACAAAATTGGAGTTGTTATTTTAACAGATCCAATACCACCATCTGGAATAATCTTGTCCATACCTTTTACTTTTAATTTTATAGTACAACTAGATAATATAATAAGTAACAATATTGCTAATATACGACTCATCAATTCCTCCAACACAGCTTTCTTAATGTTGATTCCTTCTACATGCTTTTTTTCAATTGTATATCTTCTTTAAAGAAAATGCATAATGTTGCTGCTAAATATTCTGGATTTTCTTGAAAATCAAAAAATTTGTATATGGGTACACTATGTTTATAAATTTCTCCATCTATTTCTAAAACAAATAAAATATCACCTGTATATACGTCACGTTCGGAATAAATATGTGTAACACTGTTTTTAAATTCTTCACTTAAAAAATTTACAAGCATTACAACAACATCATTTATTTGATCATTTATTTGTTTTGACATTATTCATCCTTATTATATTTATCTTGTATTGAAATAGACGGATCATTATTGGTATCAGTAGATCTCAATTTTTTATCCTCATATTCTGTCATATTAAGATATTGAATAGCGAGTATTCTAAATATAGCATCTACAATTGATGTACAGTTTTTTACTTTATCAAAACCAATAACAATACCATTTGGCTCAAAATTAGTATACGAAAAAAAATGTATATAAGTTTTAAGAGGCACACCGTATTGCAAACCTAAGGACACAGCAATTGCTAGACAATTAAATATAGCTCTCATAGTACTACCTTCTTTATGCAAATCTATAAATATTTCTCCAACATCACCATTATCATACTGTCCGACACAAAGGAAAACAGATTGGTTTCCAATATCAAGTTTATACGTAGTGTTCCTTCTTTTGGTTTTAAATCTTCTAGGGTACAAAAATTTTTGCACCTTTGTGTTAACAGATTCGTAAAAATCATTTAAAACCATACCTACTCCTTTTTATTCCCTTTGTAATTCAATACAACCTTGTTACATCTATTAATATGCCATCTAAATTCATGTTGATCTTTTATTGTATCCAAGCATTTTTTGATATAATTTTTTTTTACATCAAATTTTTTAGCTAATTCAGGAATAGAGACAATGGGTTCATTTTTAGGAAATTTGTATAAATAATCCATCAATTCTATTGCTGATATTTTTTGTTTCTTAACTCTGTTTTCTTTCATTTCATTTATGCCTTTATTATTATGAATCTATGAATCTGATGCCACCAAAACACCAAATACAAAAATAACACCTATTATAACTATTGTTGCTAGCAATTGAAACATTTTTTTCTCCTTGTAAATTATATACTTTAAATTGTTTTTGAATTGTTATATCCACCAAAAATTGATTCAGTTTTAGTTTCAGTTTCAACAATTAAAATAATGTCAGATGTTTTTCCTTTCTGTAGGGTTTCCAACAATTGTTCTGCAAAATCTTCTGCTTGATCAATTGTTTCAAACATTCCAGAAATAATACCTTGATTTTTAAGTTTTACACAATAACTCATTCCCTATCTCCTGTTTTATCTATTTTGTATACCGTATTTGTTATCTTTTTGATGAATAATTTTGTAATCATTTATATCCAGAGATACGAGCCTCACCGGAAATATAAGCCTTACCGAAGACCCGAGCCTGACCGAATACCTGAGCCTGATCAAAGACACAAGCCTCGCCGGAGACACAAGCCTCGCCGGAGACACAAGCCTCGCCAGCAACCCAGCAGGCACCATCCTGGCTTAAGTTTTTTTCACTTTCGACCCAGCCCCCTAGTTGCCCTTTTTTGACCGATCCGAAATCTTTTAACGCTTGGATCCTGTATAAGGTCCTGCCATTTGGCAGG